ATGGGAAGCATCACAAAGCGCCCGACAGGCTACCAAGCACAGACTTGCTCAAACGGCATTCGCCGAACAAAAACCTTCAAAAAACTCGCCGACGCTAAACGTTGGATCGCTCAAGTAGAGTCTGATTTTTCCGTCGGTCTGGTCCCAGAAGCTCACAATCATGTGAGCGATCACCTCATCACATATCGAGAAGAAGTCACGATGCGCCGTGGCCACACGAGACACGAAAGCGCAGTGATCGGCTGCTTCCTCGAAGATCCTATCTCATCAATTCCCATTCACTCCGTCACATCAAAAGACGTTGAAGCGTGGATCGAGCGCCGTCGCACGATTCCTTCGAGGCGTACTGGACGACTCGTAGAAGAAAGCACGATCGCCAGGCAGCTTCAGACCTTGTCGGCTTTCTTTTCATGGGCAGTCAAGCGCCAACTGATCGCAAAGAACCCGTGCCACGGCATCGAGAGGCCACAAGAGAATGAGCACAGAGAGCGCATTGCTTCTGATGAAGAGATCGAGGCGATCAAACTTGTAGCCGGATGGGAGGAAGGTACGCCACCAGTAACCAAAACTCAGAGAGTGGCAGCGGCCTTCATTCTGGCCTGCTGCACCGGCATGAGAGCCGGTGAGATGATGCGCATTGAAAGGACTTGGATCCACGGACGTACATTGAAGATTCCCGCAGAAGCGGCTAAAACTCGCACCACGCGAACGATCGCACTCAATGACCGTTCGATGGACATCTTAAAAAGCGTCATGTCTCTCGGCTTTGAGCCGCACATTTTCGACATGTCTGACGGCATTCGAGATGCACTCTGGCGAAAGATCCGAGACAAAGCCGGCTTGCAGGAAGTGCGCGACTCAGAAGGCCGCCTCATAAAACAAGGGTTGAATTTTCACGATGGGAGAGCGACTTTCTGCACGTGGGCGGCATCCCCAGGACCAGACGGTGCGCCGCGACTGGACGTGATGAGTCTCGCTCGACAAACAGGACACAAGAACTTAAAGATGCTAATGCGCTACTACCGACCGTCTGTTGAAAGCTTTGTCGATAGACTCAACAAATAGACGCATACAAAAAAAAGGCGCCCCACCTACCGATCAATGGTAAGTGGGGCATTTTCGTGGGCAGGATTTCTCGGCGCTCCTCATGGTCGAGCGCAGGTACTATCGTAGCCCGCATAGGAAACCGCGCGGAGTGAGCCTTTTAATTATGTAGACTTCTACATAATTACCTAGGCTTGCGCGGTGTTGTTACGACCATTTTACCAGCGTTGGTAACTTGGTCTTCGGCTAAATGTTCGTCTAACGAAGTTTTTATAGGCGCCATCCTCAAACCGTTGGGGCGGAATGATTGCAAGGCAATTTCGACCATTTAGGCGCCACCCCTTCGTCTAAATTTTCGGCTAAGTTCGTCTACAACTTCGTCACTGGCTGACGATCTTCGCGATCGCATCCTTGTCTATCGCAACTCGCTCAGAAAGGTCGACACCTCGCCGAACCAGTTCTGCGCCTCGCTCGACAAGGCCTGCGCATCGGGCAAGCCGCTCTCTTTCAGCGTCGCAGGTACCGGCACCGGTTGCGGACAATCGACTGCGAGCGTCGGCTGCTTGCTTGCGCACCCGCTCAAGATCAGCGCCAAGATCGTCGACACGAGCAAGCGCCTTGTCCCGGGCTTCCCACGCATCAACAAGACTCTGTGCATAGCCCCTCTCCTTCTCTCTGTACTTAACCTCAAGAGACTGCGCCCGTGTCGCATAATCCTCGCGCAAGGCGGCAATGTCCGCACCGTAAAGCGCGGCAGAGTACCGATACCCAGCCGCGAATGCGACGCATAATGCAAGGGCGGTAGCCCAAACCTTCAGCTTCATCGCACATCTCCTACGCAAGTCGCGTACTCTTTCTCACGACGAGCTACGAGACCAGGCACCCGGCGACCGCCAGCGTAGACCCATCGCTTGATCTCTTCGCACGCACCCGAGTAGTCCTGAGCATTTAGCTTGATGACGAGCGTTGATCGACAGAAGGCATCTGTGCCGATATTGAAAGCGAGAGACGTATATGCATCCAGCTCGCCTTGCGACAACGGCACGCGCACGCATCTGGCGATGGCGAACTCCGCAACAGTCACGTCACGACGCAAGCGCTCTAGCGCCTGCGGTACTGTGATCGCGTCGCCCATCTTCACGCCCTGCGTCGATCCAAAGCCAATAGTCGGCACATCTCCTTCAATAGGGATGTACGCCTTGTCGCTGAAGCCCTCATATCCCGCGATGGAAAGGAGTCCTGCCGCAGAAAGCGACAGGGCTCCGACCGCGAGTCTCTTTTTAAAACTCACCCTTCCCCTCCTTTGCCTTTTCAGCCTTCGCCAGCACACGGATCATCTCTCCGCGATCATCGCGCTTCGAGACCGGGACAACGGTCTGGCTTCGCTTTGGACGCGCCAGTCTGTAGAGATACAGGATCGTATCAATCGTCTTCGGGAGACAGCCGACGATCATGAAAAACAGGTACAAGCAAGTCAGGACGCTTACCCACGTCTCGACTGGAAAGCCGTATACAGTAAGTCCAGTTACAGCCACACCAGGCGAAGCCTTGACCGCTCCTGACGCAGTTCCTGATGTGAGCGTCGCGGCAAAGCGCTTCAGCGGCGTCGTCGGCTCATCACACATCTAGTCCTCCCGATTGAAAAACGGATTGCACATTCCCGTCCACTGGGCATAATCTTCAGTCTCTGTCTTGTTTGCCCAGAGCTTCCAGCCAAAGTTCCCTCGGATGCAACGCTTCGGGAAAAGCCCCCACGGCCATGCCCACACGAAGTACCACTGGAAGCCGATCAGCTTCCCGTTGCGATACAGGTGATGCCAGTTCACACCTGGGCGGTAAGGCTTGCGACCAACATCAGCGTCACCAGTGAACTTGATGACGTCGGTCGACCAACACTTGATGCCAACGACCTCGCGATCAAATCCGTAGCAGGTATTGCGCCAGAACCACTTGGTCCGACGGACATAGGTCGCCCACTTTCCCGTGCCGGGATTACGCTCCCAATGCCCGGCGTCGCCGTCGGCATCGTTGTCGTCGGTCATAAACCAGTCGAGCCACTTCGGAAGACGCTTCGTTTCCTCGTCAACAAAAAAGGGCAAGACCCAACAAAGAGCCTTGCCCAAAACCGTCATCGGGATCGAAAGACACCCGCATAAAATCCACTTGATAAAGACCATGCCCCCTCCTATGCGAACGGTGTCGTCTGATTGCCTAGCTTTGCGAGGGCATTGGCAATCATCGCCTCGTTCGAGATGATGGTCTGAAGCGACTGCTCTAGAGAAGCCATTCGGCTTTCAAATTCGTCATTGCCTCCTATCTGCTCTTTGAGAGATTTGATTTCCTGTGCGATTCGCTCAACGGCAAGCTTTACCTCGTCAGCCAGCGGCCCCGGCGTGCTACGTGCCGCCGCAAGGTAAGCGGCGGCAGCGTTGAGCAGATCGCTGTCTTTTTCAAAAGATGCGTCTGCCATAGTTCACCTCTTAGGCCAAAGCGGCTTCAAAGGCGGCGACGAAGTCCTGCTTCGTACCCATGTCGGCCTTGATCGTCGTTATGTCGCCGGCATTCTTCTGAATGGCCGTCGTATTCGTCTGGACCTGGCCATCAAGAGAGGAAAGCTTCGTGGTGTGCTCGCCAACGGTCGCCTCAAGCGTCGTGATCTTGCCCGCGTTTTCGTTCGACTTGGTCTTGGCGGCCTCGGCGGTCGTCTTCACGGGGTTGACGGCGGCCTCGATCTCGGCAGTGACTTCGGGCTTCTTCGCGTAGTCGGTAAGGTCGGTCTTAGCACCGATCTGAGCAAACTCGCCGTAAGCGCCGTCGGCCGCAGTGCGAGCGAAAAGCCTGTACTCAGCGCCCTGAACGCCACCGACCATCTGAACCGTGGCCGTGCCGGCCTTCGTGACAGTCACAAAAACGGGATCAGCCGTGAAGTCGGCGGGCAGGCCGGTCGCACCAGTCACGACGTAAGAGCCCTCTTCCGTCAGCGTGTCAAGAGCAACGCCGCTCTTTTCAACTGCGGCACTCAAAGCGCCGATGTTCGCACGAGCCTGCTTCTTCTGCTCGTCGTTCAGAGACTGAGCCTTGTCGAACTGGACGTGACCCTGCGCAATCTGCTGTAGGGCGGTGATCGCGTCCTTGTTCGTGACGAGAGCGTCAGCGAGTTCCTTTAGGGTGTCGTAGGCTTCACCGGCACCGCCGAGGAGGTCATCCTTGACGGACTGCTTGGCAGCCGTGATCTTAGCCTCGACATTCTGAGACGAGTAGACCTTCGTGGCGGACGGAGTCGTGTCGTCGAGCTCGACCTTCTTAGCGATTTCGCTCTGAAGGTTGGTGATGGCACCTTCGTTGGCAGCGACGCGCTGGGTCAGCGCTTCGGCGGCCGTGTTGCTGGTAGCGATTTCGCCGCGGACCTTCTTAATTTCCTGGCCAGTACGGGCGGCAAATTCGGAAACACGGGATTCAAGAGACTTGCTGATTTCAGCCATTTTCAATTACTCCAAAATGGTTTTTTTACTTTTCAGAACTATCAAGTTCCGATTCAAAGATCTTCACAAAGTCGACAGGAGAACCAATTCGTTCCTGTACTTTTTGCGAGGACCAAACGGAAGTCGCGGACAAATCTTCGTCATCGATCTGAACGCCAACGTTGCCAACTACTTCACCAACGGTGAAAGTCGACTCAGTGACGGCAGTGATTAAAAAGAGTTGTCCGCGATCATTTGCAACCTGATCTCCGGGCTGGGCACCCTTTTCAGGTCGCAGATTTTCAAGCGCCTTCGTTTCGAAAGCGCCGAGGGATGCACAGGTGCGAGTTGAGTAGCCAAGCGCGCCAGTCTCGCCCGGCGGTCCTTGTAATCCCGGAACACTCACACGCACGATGCGTCGCCCGACGTCAGTGGGTATCGCGGGCGGATAGCACCCCGGGTACCCCAACGGCGGAATTACGCATTCGCCACAGGCCATTGCGTTACCTCCTTACATACGTGAACTCGGCCGCTTAGAACGCGCGAAACTTCCCCGCCCGCTGACACAAGCTCGAGGTCATAGACGTATCGCCCGGCAGAGAGCGATTCGGTGATCTCGTGTGACCAGAAGAGCGTGAGCGTTCCCTTCTCGATCGAGATGCGCCCGTTCTCGGTGGTGAGCCGATCAACCACCCTTTTGCTTGATGCTGACAAGCGAATCTCCATGCGGGCCGTGTAGCCGGTCAGGTCAAGCTCAGAGAAATCATCGATGAAGGCAATCGGAACCCGAACGTCCGATCCTTGATCGACATGAATATCGAGGGCCGTTGCCATACCGTCTCCTTATCGTTCTGCGACGATCACAGGAAGATCAGGCCACACGACATCGAAGGGAAAACCTGCCTGCTGCGGAACGTCTCGCAAAGCCTGTCGATAAACCTTGACCGCCTCCAAATCCTCGGCACTGATCGGGTAGTCAGAGGCAAGAAGGTAGTCAGTCTCAGAGATCAGGCTGTCACGCTTTGCGCGAACGGACTTCTCAGCATCTTCCCGCTTCTCGGCTTCAGTCTTTTCAGGAATCTTTTCGACTGCCCAAGACAGGTTCTCGCCGCGCCTTTCGCGATACCCCTCTTCCTGAGAGAACTTCTGGATGAGCGAGCGCATTTCGATGTCGCGCGGCGTCTGAGACTGATGAGAAACCACAACACCGACAAGATCTGCTGCGCACGTAGGCTTCGCTTCCGTCCCCCACTTCCCATCGCTAAAGCGGTAGAAGACCTTGTCGTCCTTAGCGCCTTCGCCCCACGGGCAAAGCACCGTCGTGGACGGCGGCATGAGCGCTTCGCCGTCAATCACTTGAACGGACAGCTCGTGCTCGAAGTAACCGGCGTCATCAAAGCGATACGCCGTCTTGAAATCGGAGGTCATGTGACTACTCTCTCCTCTAAAAAAATCGCAGCCCTGAAGCCGCGTGAAAAAAGGTATTCAATCGCCGACGGCAACGGGTTGACGCTCCGCGTCATGCCGTCCGGCAAAAAGATCTGGTATTTGCGCACGTCTTCATCGAGCCGTGTCGCCGACAAAAAGCTCGGCGAGTACCCAGACATGAATCTCGCGCAGGCACGACAAAAAGCCCGACGCATAAGAAAAGACATCGGGCTCGAGCCGCCCAAAGGGTATGTACTGAAGGACGCTTTTCGTCTCTGGTGTCGTCTCAAAAAGCCCCAGATCGTGAGCTATCTGGACGAGCGACGACGCCTCGAGCGCTACATCATCGAGCCGATCGGCAATCGTCAGCTCGACGAGATCACCGCCCCACTCGTCATCCGCACCGTGCAGCCGATCGAGAAAGACGGGAAGCAAGCGACGCTCAAGCGCGTGCTCATGCGCCTTCGCGAGATTCTTGACCTCGCCGTCTGCGCGGGCTACATAGAGCACAATCCACTCGCACGAGTATCGAAGGTCTTCGCACCGCCGCAGGTCAAGCCCATGCCGTCTGTCGACTGGCGAGAGTTGCCTGCGGTAATGGTCGTCATGAAGGACGCGCCTTTGCGCATGCGCGTGTTCTTTCTTTTCTCGCTCTGCTCAATGCTTCGACCATGTGAGAATGCTTCGCTCGAGAAGTCGTGGATCACAGAAGACGCGATCCACATCCCCGCAGAGCAAATGAAAAAACGACGCCCCTTTCGCATCCCCGTGACCACCTTCATGGCCGAGCTGATTGCTAAAGAGCAGGAGGTCAGCCCGCGGCCGCGAAGTGGCCATGTCTTTGCCAGCAAGAGCACCGGCAAGCACGTCAGCCAGCAAGCTTTGGCAAAATACCTCCACGGAACGTCGCTCAAAGGCCGGCTTGTTGCCCACGGGCTCCGATCGATCGCACGATCATGGCTAGCCGACGAGGCCGTGCCCTTTGACGTCGCAGAAATGTGCCTAAGCCACGACGTCGGAACGCAGGTAAGTAGAGCCTATCAGCGCTCAGACTTTTTCGACGCCAGACGCTCAGTCATGGAGCGCTGGAGCGAGCACGTCCGCGCTTGTGCTGAAAGTGCCGGCATGATCGACTGGAAGTAGCTCCCATCGCGGGTTTCGTCGGGTTGACGATGAAGCCCGCCTATGTGCCAGGCACGGCTTTGAGATCGCTCTACGCCTAGCGAATCCGAGTTCCGAACATCAGTGGACGACTCGGCGCATACGACTGTGACAACTCCAAATTCTCAGGGCCATTTCAATATGTAGGCAAGGAAGGCGGCGTCTCATCTGTATGGCATAGCGTTCCGTACGCGAATTTTGACGCCTCGCGTTCATCGTCAAAATACGGCTCTTCGTCAACCGTCCAACCAGAGTCCATCCGCCTGATCCCTTGTATCAAATCTTGATGCAAGGGATGAGCCTCAGTGCCGAAGGCTGCACTGTGGAGCTTTTGCCGTAGACCGAGGAAGAGCGAGAGGCCATGAATGACGATTGACCGATGCAACTCTCGGAGCTGATTGTGGTTCCGGGGTACAACTTCAAGACATTAAACGCGCCGCCAGTCCAACCGCCGCTACCGTAGTCAAGTCCCGTCACAGTGCCCGTGATGTTCGGGCAGACCGAACATCAGTGGACAAGAAACGTCAAAATGGGGGCTGATAAATGCTACGTTTTCAGGCGCGTTGTACCCCGTCAAATCCTCAGCGAATCACATCGGCGAAGGCGGTGGCAATTCAGTTTATGTTTTTGGGATAGACGCTTCTCGCTCAAGTTCTTTATATGGGAGATCGGCAACTGCTCAGCCCGAATCGTTACGCCTTCTTCCATGCATTAAATTTTGATGCAGTGAATAAGGCGGGTCGAGGCAGGGTGAACATCAGACGCTGCGCCGTACATTGAGTTAGATAGCGATGCGGAAAATGTAATATCGGTGATAGTTTTCGATGAAACAGCCGTTTTCCCGTTCCACGGCGTGGAGGACTTCCCACCAGAAAGTGCTCCACTGGCGGTGAAGTCTGCGCAAGCTACGCCAAACGGCTTGATAGACCCAGTTATGTTCGGACGCACCGAACATAACGGGTGAATTCCCAAACAATGACAACGAATATGAAAAGTATTATTCAGGTGCCTTTTCTATCGGATCTGTACGGCTTTCTGGCTATTCAGACGCAGATGCCTCTACCGGGCAGACTGGATTGTTCCGGGCTTCCAGGTCATCATCTACTTACGGATCTAGTACGACTGTCCAACCAGCATCCGTTCGCTCGCTTTTCTGCATTAAATCTTGATGCACAAGAGCGACAGGACGGCGGCGGGCTGCACAGTTGAAGACGAGCCATACAAGTTGCTCGAGCGAGATGCCGAAAAGTCTATTTTGGCGGGTCCATTGAGTTCTCCGTCGGAGCAATTACCATTTCCGGCATCCTTGAAGGCTCCAGTGCCTCCTACCCATGACGCAGTGACTGTACCCGTTATGTTCGGGACTCGGATTTGCATGTCATAGCCTAAAAGTCGTCTAATGCGGCCACGATTCAACTGACACCAAGCAGCTTGAGGAATAGCTGATCGCGTTTGGTTGTTTCCGTGGCCCATTTGGAAGCACTGTCGTTACCTGTCGTAGCAACGTAGTCGACGCAACGGAACCAATCAAGAATTTGAATCAGTGAGTGCTGATCGAGCCAAGCAAGCAGCTTTTCTTCGAGATTCAACTCTTCCTTCCTTTTCTTTTCAGTGCTCTTTTGGGCAAGCCCCTTTTTCACATCCTGAATTCTCTTCGTCAGGAAGCAGTGATAGCCCAGCCCGACGAATTGTGCGAATTGTCTGCCGTAAAGGTTTTCCGGATACCACGTTCTGGGCTTGCGTCCGTCGAAGCTGTCCTTGTAGGTCGCGAACAACTCTTCAATCTTTTCGCGGGAGCGGTATGCTTTCAGAGCTTCAAAGGGATCGCGAATTTCGTTGCTCACGAGGACAAAGTACCCCCAGTATCGCTTGGCTTCTTCGATCTTTTCATTCTTGAAGGAAACCTTGACGCCTTTGCTTGTGCGCTTCACGATGAGGAAGTTGTCGATCAGCTTCTGGGCGGCAGGTCGGAATTCTTCAACACCATCTTCCAAATCTTTCTTGATTGAAAAAAGGCTCTCCTTGAGACGTCTTTCTTGAATCGGAGCTGCTTCCAGCTTGTAACAAACATGAACATACAATCGCCGGGTGAATGTTTCAGTCTGTCCTGCTTCGTAGTTGCCGCGCGTGCGCTGACGAACGATGCTGAAATCGTGCTGGCGACGACGCATGACGGCATTGACACCGACATTAAACGGACAGGAATTTTCGAAAGCGCCAATCTCTTCGCGAACAGCATCAATTTCTTCACGAACCCATTTGTCGGTGCTGTTGGCGAGCATCAGGAACTTCACGTGCTCCCGCGCGAGGTAAGTCATGTTGGCCTGACAGTAAAAGCCGTTGTCAGCCACGATAACCGGTGCAGAGAGGCCCAGCACCTCAAGCTGCCGTAGAGAATTTGCCAGCGAGATCTTGTCCGGAATGTTTCCCGGCTGCTTGCTGAAAGCTACCGGTTCTCGATTCTCAACTGAATACAGGACCAGAAGCTTGATCGTATCCAGTCCGTCGCCATCCTTGTTGAATCCCTGACGCGCTTCGATTTGATTCTTCGAATATGTAGAAAAGGTCGTTGTGTCCAGAGCCAAATTCAAGCCCGACGAGGAAACTCTTTGAGCACGGTTTCGAAAATAGGCTTGCACGCCTGACTCATTACGTCCGACAGACGCAAAAAGCTTGCCGTACACATCCTGCGTGATGGGGTACTCGTAAGGCAACGGATTCATCATCTGCCACGTCTCCATGCGAGGCAGCGTATCACCATCAGTGGCAACCCAATATCGGGCGATTGAACTCAATTTCTGAGCATCCCCAATCTCGAAGCATGTCTTCAGATCCTCATCGATGCCCGATTCCTTTCCGGCCCATTCGAGAATTTTCTGCAGTCCGACATGCGTGCGCACAGCTTCAACCGGAGGCTCTACAACCTCAGAACGCGATTTTTTGGGGCGAGTCGGGATCATTTCCGTCGTTCCGGCCAGGATTTTTCCAAGAAGTCGGGTAGAGATCGTCTTGGTTTTCTGCGTCTTGGCGTCATATCCGGTAACGCGTTCATACACGTAAACATCGCCATTCGGGCGGGTGTCACGACGAATTCCAACATGCTTTTTTCCAGTGAGAGGACGTCCCAT